AGTGAAAGATCTTCCAACTTACAGGATCGCCACGGAAATGCCCCAAAAAGGCGAGAAAGTTTATAATACAGCCTCACCCCTAGGTTTCTTCTCAGGGAACGTTCTAGGGTTATATGAAGGTCGTTATCTGGGTAAAAAGATAATACCTATCAAAGGATATAAGTCTTTGATGGCGGTTTATACAATCCCAGTGATTGGTGGCTCTTCTGGATCTCCAATTTTAAATAAATGTGGAGAGGTGATCGGTATTGTTTCTTCTGTACATAGAAAATTTCATCATATCAGCTTTGGTGTGCCTCTTTCTGCTATTCGTTCTGCTATGTACAAATAATCACTTTCCTTGTTTTAAATTGAATTTACCTAAAAGTTCTCCAAGCCTATCTGGTGGTATACCTAAGAAAGAAGCTGCATTTCTTAGGTCTTTTCCGGCTGAAATGGCTGTTTTCAGTACAGATTCCTTTATTATTCTATCAATATTGTAGAAAATTCTCATACCATACAACTTTCCTCCTGCTGCTTTTGTAGCTGACTCCAACTTTATTGCTATAAGATCTTCTAATGTTATTTGATCTATCTTAGAAAGAAAATTATTATCTATTTTTCCTTGATTTTTTAATTCATTTATGATAGAATAAGACTTATAAGGACTTTTTGACTTAAGTTTTTTAAAATCTTCCCAGTAATCCATAATGATATTTCCTTTATTCTTTTTAAGCTTTAAACAGTATAACATAAAGATCTTATTATTTCAATAAAAAAATAAATTAAATTATTTTTCAAATTAGGTTAAAAAATATAAAAATGTATGTTATAATCTTTCTTAAGAATTTAAAAAATATTCTTTTTAAGCTATAAATTAATATTTCAAATAAGGTTTTAATATGAAGAAAACAAAGATCTTAACCATTTCTGATCATCCTTATTCTCCTTCTGGAGTAGGAACTCAAACAAAATATGTTATTGAAGCTCTTCTTAAGACTGGTAGATATGAGATCAGATCTTTAGCAGGAGCTATTAAACACGACAACTATACTCCTCAAAAAACAGAAGAATGGGGAGAAGATCTTATTATTTATCCTGTTGATGGATATGGAGATCAAGATTCAATTAGATCGATCATCAGAAATGAAAAACCTGATCTTCTTTGGTTTATGACAGATCCTAGGTTTTATGGTTGGTTGTGGGAAATTGAAAACGAAATCAGACCACTTATGCCGATGGTTTACTACCACGTCTGGGACAACTACCCTTATCCAAAATACAATAAGAAGTATTATGATTCAAATGATGTTGTTGCTACGATTTCAAAGGTCACAGACGATATTGTAAGGACTCTTTCTGATGTTGAATGTCATTACATTCCACACGCAGTAGATTCTACAGCTTTCAAAAAGCTCCCAGAGGCTGAAATCAAAGAACACAGAAAAAAGATCTTCAAAGATAACCTTCTTGATAAAGAAGGAAATGAAAAAATGGTCTTTTTCTGGAACAACAGAAACGCTAGAAGAAAACAATCTGGATATCTTCTTTGGTGTTTTAAAGAATTCTTGGATAAAGTAGGCCATGATAAAGCAATCCTGATGATGCACACTGAGCCAAAAGACCCACACGGTCAAGATCTTGAAGCAATCATTCACGAACTGGGACTTATCAACGGGGAAGTAATCTTCTCAACAACAAAGTTGGACATTCCAACTCTTGGAAAAGTGTACAATGCAGTTGATTGCACAGTGAACATTTCAGATGCAGAAGGATTTGGATTGGCTACTTTGGAATCTCTTTCTTGTGGAACGCCAATCATTGTGAATATGACCGGCGGACTTCAAGAGCAAGTGACAAACGGTGCAGATTGGTTTGGAATTGGCTTGTTTCCCTGTTCGAAGTCGGTTATTGGCTCACAGCCGGTTCCTTTTATTTACGAAGATCGACTAAATCAAGAAGATATTGTCAATGCTTTGGATGATATGTATCAGCTTTGGAAAAACAAAGATCCTGAATTTGAAGCAATGTCTCAAATGGGAATGGAACACGTTCAAGAAAACTACAACTACGAAAAGTTCTGTGAAACGTGGGTTGATCTGATTGACAAAACAGTTGAAAAGCACGGCTCTTGGGAAAATAGAAAAAATCATAAAACTTGGGTTTTGAAAGAGGTTATTTAATGAAAAAGAAAGTTTTGATTAAAGCTCCAATGTTGAGCCGATCTGGATATGGAGAACACGCTCGCTTTGTTCTTCGTGCTCTGCGAAGCAAGGAAGAGCTTTTCGACATTTATATCTTGAATATTCGCTGGGGTGATACCGGCTGGATTTGGGAAAACAATGAAGAAAGGCAATATATTGACGAGGCCATTAAGAAAACTGTTTTGATGCTTGAAGGTGCCAAGAAAGCAGGACAACATGTTCATTTTGATGTTTCGCTTCAAGTTACCATCCCGCAAGAATGGGAGAAGCTAGCTGCTGTCAATATTGGATGCACAGCCGGCACTGAAACAACTAAAATGTCCCCACAATGGGTTGAGAAAAGCAATCTAATGGATAAGATTCTGGTCGTTTCAGAGCATACAAAATATGCTTTTGACAACACTGTATACAAGTTTCAACATCCACAAACTGGACAAGAGATTGTTTTTAGAAATGAAACTCCTGTGGAAGTGACACACTACCCTGTTCGTAAAGCTACTCCTTGTCCGGAGTTTTTGGAACTTGATTTCAAGCACGATTTCAACTTTCTTTGCAATGCGCAATGGTCTCCAAGAAAGAACTTGGAAAATACTGTTCGCTGGTGGCTTGAAGAGTTTCAAGACAAGCCTTACGGTTTGATTCTAAAAGGAAACTTTGCCAAAAACTGTGTGATGGATCGAGAAAAGTTTGAGCAAAGAATCAATCACATTCTCAAAGACTTTGAAGACCGAGAATGCTCTGTTTATTATCTTCACGGAGATATGACCGAAGAAGAACTTTCAGCACTTTACCAACATCAAAAAGTTAAATGCTTTATTAACTTGGCTCATGGTGAAGGTTTTGGTCTTCCGGTTTTTGAAGCGGCCTATTATGGACTTCCAGTGATCGCCCCTGATTGGGGCGGTGTGGTTGATTTTCTTTACGCCCCAGACGACAAAGGAAAGAAAAAAGCTCACTTCTTGAAGGTTGACTATGATCTAAAGCCGGTGCAAGAAGAGGCTGTTTGGGAGCCTGTTTTGATTAGGGACTCTCTTTGGGCTTTCCCAAAAAGGTTTTCTTATGTTTCAAGGTTGCGAGATGTCGTGAAAATGTATGGCATTTATCATGCTAAGGCGAAAAGACTAAGAAAATGGCTTCTGAAAGAGTTTGAAGAGGACAAAAGGTTGAATTATTTGGCGGACTCTCTTTTTAAGAATGTTTCGAAAAAGCCACAAAAAGTTGAAGGCATTTCCTTCTGTATTCCAACCAACGGAAAAAGAGTCGAAAAAACTCTATTGACTATTAAGTCAATTAAAAACGAGATGAAAGAGTTTCCTCATGAAATTGTAATGTGCGGTGATATTGAGCCGTTTAAAGATATTGATGGTATCACCCTTATTGACAAAACAGAAGAGGCCCACTCTAGGAAGGTCGCCCTGCTTAGAAATGAAGCCGGGAAAGCGTCTGTTTTTGATGTTATTGCTTGGTGTGATGATGATATTTTACTTGGTCGGGGATGGCTGAATGATTTTTTAAGTTATAATGATAAAAATAGTTGGGATGTTTTAGGGAATAAGCTTCTATCGCCTGATGGCACTAGGTGTTGGGATAGAGCTACCTTAAACCCACACCGCTTAGTCGATTATGATCACAGCGTTTATGATTCAGAAATTTATCAAACTAGTGGGTTTTTTCTTGTTAGGAAAGATGTTTTCGAAAGTGTTAAGTGGGACGAGGAGTGCTTGGTCCATGCCGATCGCCCTACAGAGGGAATTCCGGAGGACGTGAGATATAGCTTTGATCTAAAATTAAAAAAATATCTATTAAACTTTAACTCGTCAGCAACAGTTTGGCACAATGACGATTCATATACTGAATACGACAACGGCATGAATAAACTAACAATTAAAAAAGATATATTAAAAGAGGGCATGTCTATATTCCTATTCAGAGAGAAAGATAATGATTATAATTTTTTACTAGAGGGTTTAAATCAAGATGAGTAAGAAAGAAATATTAATTATAATTCCTTCCAGATCTTCCGGGGGTATTAGGAATAGGAGCATAAAAGATTTAATTGAATCTTGGAAAGTTACAACTTCTGGAGCCTCTGATGTTCTCTTGGGTTTGGATGAAGATGATCATCACTATTACCAACCTAGATACAGTGATGTTATTTATGATATTAACCAAAATTTAAACCTCGTCCCAAAGATTAATTTGCTATCAATGAAATATGTTGATGATTATAAATATTTCTTTTTTATGGGGGATGACCATCGCTTTAGAACGCCCGGATGGGAAGAGAAATTTTTGGATCAGGCAAGAGGAATGGACAACAGTATATGCTTTGGGGATGATGGTAATCCAAACAATCACCTACCAACGTCTGTTTTTATAACCTCTAAAACAATTAAGAAGCTAGGATATTTTGCACCACCTTGTTTAAAGCACATGTATGCTGATAATTTTTGGCTTGAACTAGGTAACAAATTAGGGTGTCTCAAGTATTTTAGCGATGTTTTGATAGAACATATGCATCATTCTTTAGGAAAGTCTAAACTAGACAAACAATACGAACGAGTAGATAGCCTTATGTTGGAAGACGGCATACAGTACAAGAAATACTTGGAAATTAATTTTTTAGAAGACATTAAAAAGCTTTATAAATAAACATAGGAACATAAATTTTTGAATAATAAAATAGCAATTATTGGTGGTGGTTTTTATGGGTGTTACTTGTCTATATTCCTTTCAGATGTTGCAGACGAGGTGCATGTTTATGAAAAAAACGAAGATATTCTACAAGAAGCTATATCAAACAATCAACAGCGTCTGCACAAGGGATTTCATTATCCACGGTGTGATTTCACAATTAAACAATCACGAGATTGTTTTTCAAAGTTTGTAACAGAGTTCGAAGACGCGATAGAGGATGTGCCACATAATCTCTATGTAATTCACAAAGATAGTCTCATAAATTATTCTGATTATGTCTTAAAAATGAGAGAACATGGATTAGAATTCTCTGAAGAGAGTGTAGAAGAATATAGCAATTTATTTGCTAACCCAAGTAATATTGAAGGAATATTAAAAACAAAAGAAAAAAAAATTAATCTCAAAAAGTTAAAAAATATAATAAAAAAAACAATATATCAAAGAAGTAATATAAAAATTCACACAAACACAGAGATACTTGATAAGTCTAAATTGAACCTTGAATTTAATTTTGTGATAAATTGTACCTATACTAATCCTGAAATCCTACTAGAAAGAGGCAATTCATGTTTAAAAGTTAAACATGAATTGTGTTTTGTTCCGCTTATTAAAGTGTTTGAACAAGAATTTTTTAATAAAAGTATAACAATTATGGACGGAAATTTTTGTTCCCTGTATGGTACGAGTAAAAAAGATATTTTTAGCATATCAAACGTTCTATACACCCCATTTTTTAAGTCTTATGATAGTAAGTTCTTATACAAGATACAGAAAGATTTAACTGAGAGAGATATAGAAACTATATCTCTCAAAATAATTAAAGAATCAAAAAAACATATTAAATTAAAAAATTATGAACTAGTTGGGTGTCGAGTTAGTCAAAAGTGTAAAATTTTAGAAGACGTGGGAGCTTATAGAGGTTCTTATTGTATCATGAATAAAAATGATATAACTGTTATCGCCGGAAAAATAAGCGCAGTAACCGATATTGCCATTGAGATAAGGAACTTTATTAAATAAATGAAACAACAGGGAAAAATAGCTATAATAGGACATACAGGCTTTGTTGGTACAAATCTATGCCAACAGATTGATTTTAAATTTAAATACAACACGAAAAACATTGATGATATAGTAGAAGAGGAATTCGAAAAAGTTTATTGCGCTGCCCCAAGTGCAGTCAAATGGAAAGCGAATAAGTTCCCCTTAGAAGACGATAAGCATGTAACTAGACTAATTGATGTGATTAGAAAGGTGAAAACAGACAAGTTTATTTTACTATCCACAATTGATGTCTACAGCGATCCTAATCATGTTGACGAAGATTCTTGCTTGGGGTCTGCTAATGATACATATGGAAGAAATAGGGCAAAAATAGAAAAAACAGTTGAACAATTGTTTGAAAAACATCTCGTAGTTAGGCTCCCTGCACTGTATGGGGAAGGTCTGAAAAAAAACTATATTTTTGATCTATTAAATGATAACAATTTACAAAAGATCAACCTTAATTCTAGATTTCAATGGTATGATGTTTCAAATTTATCTTTTGACCTGAGTATTCTAGAGGCCAGTGGTGTTGAGAAGTTCAACTTTGCTCCGAAACCAATTTTAACTGAGAAGATTGTTAAAACCTATTTCCCACAAAAGAAAGATAAATGCTTTTTCGGAAACAAGTTATCATACAACGTCAAAACAAAATATTCTAAAATATTTGGAAGATGCGATGGGTATATCAGTGGGGATGAAAAGTTTAAAAATCAATTTAAACAATTTCTTTCACAACAGACTGACATAGGTGTGTTAAAATGAATTTATGTTTATCAAATATTTGCTGGAGTGGGAAACAAGAGTTGTTTTTGAACATGTGTTCGGAGAATGGTGTTAGTTTTGTAGAGGTAGCTCCAACAAAGATAGTGCCATCAATTAAAAATGTAGATTTTTCTTTGGTTGATAACTTCATGAACAAAGCAAGTGAAAAAGGCATAAAAATTATTTCGATGCAAAGCTTGTTTTACAACACTAGTCTTAATATATTCCTCAACGAGGAAGATGTTTTTGAACATTTGAAGACAATTTTTCAAATAGCAGCAAGGCTCAATTGTGAATATTTAGTTTTTGGCTCACCACGCTGTAGAAGAGTGCCAGTTGGTATGACAAGTGCAGAGGCAGAGTTGAAATTTATAAATTTTATAAAAAAAGTTTCAAACTTCTTATACAAAGAGGGTCTTAACATAGTAATTGGAATTGAAGCAAACCCAAAGCATTATGGTTGTAATTTTATTACAAATTTTTCTCAAAATATTTCTTTATTGCGAAAAATCAATAGAAATAACATAGTTCCACATATAGATTCGGCTTGTATAGAACTTTCTGGTGAAAGATTTGAAGATGTTTATTACAAGTGCAAGGACATCCATCAGATTGACAGAATCCATTTAAGCGCGCCATTTTTAGAGCCAGTTACCAGTGGAGAAACGCTCAAGTATAATAAAATAGTTGATCAACTGAAGGAGGATTGCTACAGTGGGTTTTTGTCAATTGAGATGAAAGGCTGTTCATATGAGAAGATACTATCATCTATATGTTTCATTAGGGGCTTAATCGGAGGTGGAAAAAGTGAATAATGAACAATTTTTGTTAAATATTTTCAAATACTTGTTGAATAGACAACCATCTCGGGAAGAGTTGGAATATCATAAGTCACATATAGACTCAAAGCATAAAACAAGAGAACAAAAAAAACAAGAGTTTTTGGAGTCTGAGGAGTTTTTTAATAGGTTGCGGGAAGATTCAAATCCTAAATTTGATGTTTTGATGAAAACACAGGAACAACCTTTAACCCACAGTGTCAAAACGGCAGTCTGCATCTCTGGCCACCTTCGTAATTATAAGAAAACTTTTCCTACAATTTTAGAGAACTTAATAAAAAGATTTAAGGCAGATCTCTTCATACACACTTGGGACGACATGGGGTTTCAAGAGGAGGTTTCACCCAGAACTGTAGGGCCGAAGCCTAAACATGATGGTTCTAAAATTTCTGAAAAAGAATTGGTTGAATATTTTAGCCCAAAATCCTATATTCTAGAAAATAACTCAAAATTTTTGAACAATTTTGAACAGGGTGAGGAAGATTTTTTTCTTTATGCAGTTGGGCATGGAAGTGAAGAAGTTGGGTTTTTAGGTTCAGCAGAGCCCAAGTATGTAATGTCTCAATTGTTTTCAATTTATCAAAGCAATGAGTTGAAAAAAGAGTATGAAATGAAAATGGGTTTTGAATATGATTTAGTTATTAAAATTAGAATGGATTATTCATTGAGCAATTCAATCCCCCTTGAGGATATTACGTACTTATTGAACAATTTAGAAAAGAAGGTTATATACGTTCCAAATCACGAATGTTCTAACCATGGTCACCCTTCCTGTTATTTGTGTGTCGATGGAGAGCACTCCGGAGATCATGTTTGTGATGTTTGTGATGTGTTTGCATACGGAAGTTCAAAAAATATGAATCATTACGCTAGTTTGTATGAAAATTGTATAAAACTCTATGACAACATGAGAAAACAAAATCAAGAATTAATTTCCACAATGGGCTTGAGGCTCCCAAAATATGGAAAATTTTATCTTGTACCAATTTGGCTGAATAGTTTATACCATAAAATTAATTGCTTTTACCCAGAGAGACTATTCAGGGCCCACCTAAGAGAATTCAGAATTTTACCTTCAAGCTTGAATGGGAGAATTATAAGGTAAAATGTTTTTATATATTTTAAATTTGAATATAAAGGAGAAATAAAATGAAATTATCACCACAAGCTATGGGAGCCCTTATGCTGGCTCTTCAGAATTCAATCTTGGAACAATCCGACATTGTCCCAGTTTTGCAAGATTTTGACTTCCAACTAGATCAAAATGAACTTTTGATCGTTAATAATCCTCCAAAAGGTAAAACCTTGGAGGAATTTTCAAATGTTGGAAAAACGGAAGAATTGGATGCCTAAGTACGATTATTGTTGCAAGATCTGTGGATTTGTTTTCGAGTATCGTCATCAAATGAGTGAAACTCTTGAAAGACACCCAGATTGCGAACAAGAAGAGTGTCAGGTAGAAAAAGTGCCTTCTTTTCATAGGCATTTTATCAAAATTCAAGACAAAAAAGGTAGAAAACCGGGAGATTTAGTGAAAAAACACATTGAAGAAACAAAGGAAGAAATCAAACAGCAAAAATTAAATCTTCAAAAAGAGTGGGAAAAATAAATGTTAACTATTTATGCAACTTTGCTAACTCTCCTAGTTATAGGAGGAACATTTTATGTGGTTGCCCTTCTTCGAAAACTTTTCTTTTTTGCTGAGAACGTCGCTGAATTAAGAGAAGAGGTGTTAGAATTCTTAGAACACCTTAAAGCTCTTTATTCAATGGAAATGTTCTATGGGGATGAAACTTTAAAAGCTCTAATAACACATACAAAACATTTAAAAGACAAGATAGAAAACTTTGAAGACTTTTATTCTCTCTTATACGAAGAAGAAGAATATGAAGAAGAAAAAGAACTGCTGCAAGAATTAGAGGAAAACATAAAGGATGAATATGCCCCAGCCGAACAAACAACAAAACCAGCCGAAGAAGAGAGGTAGAAAAAGAAAAAAAGAGAATATGTACTTTACCAAATTTCACGAACAGCAGATTATAAAGTACAACAGCACAGAAGATATCAACGTTAGAAGCCGCATTTACAAGCAAGATATCAAGCCAGTTTTTTCTGAAATGGTTGATAAAATTGTTTACACTTACCGATTTACAAGCCTTCCCAATATTGATTCCCTCCGAGAAGAATGCAAAGTCTGGTTAGTCACAATCTTAGAAAAGTTTCAACCTGAAAAGGGTCACAAAGCTTTTTCTTACTTTTCTGTGATCACTAAAAACTGGTTTATTCACGAAACAAAGAAACACAAGAAAAGACTTAAAAAGCACATTGTTATTGAAGACATCTATGAAGTTAAAGATCAATTGATCGTTGAAAACAAATACCACGAAAAAAGAGAAAACTCTGAGTTTATGATGCTTTTAGGAAATGAAATCCAAGAATGGAAGAAAATGGATCTAAAAGAACAAGAAGAAAAACTTATCAAAGCCATTGAGATTATTTTCCGAGACATTGATTCAATCCCAATTTTTAATAAGAAAGCTATTTATCTATATCTTCGAGAAATCACTGGAATGAACACAAAACAACTAACTTCCAGTTTAACGAAGATCAGGAAAAGATATAGAGAATTCAAGCAAAAGTGGGATAACGGAGAAATCTAAAATGGATTACGATCAAAAGCTAGAAGAGATCTTAGACAACGTTAAAACAGATAGAGCAGCAATCAACTCTGTTTTGGTTGATGCAATGGTTTATTTGAAAAAGAACGAAGAAAATCATACTCGTGCCGGAATGGTTGTTGCAAAGTATTTTGAAGCTCTTCAAAGGTCTAATGAGCAATTGATCAAAGTTTTGACACTCCAAGAAAAAAAGCTTCGTCATGAAAGCGACGATCTTTCCTCCGAAGAACTTTATGATATGTTGGAAAATGAAAAGTAAGGAGGTCTTTTTGTGGCTGATGATTTTTATGATAAAGGATCTGAGTTTGACACTCTAGGTTTTAACGATCTTTACTATGATGATAACCAAGCATTTGTTGAAATGCGCAAGTTTATCAGAGAGGCAGTTTATAGGCCAAAGGGTATAATTTCTTCAAATAATAGATATTCCGCTATCGTGTTGGCTCCGGATATCAATGGAGACGGCGCAGAAGCAACCGAATACTATCATGTCTATGTTCACGATATTCACGCAAATAAAAGAAACCCTTTAGAAGTCGAAGTAAACAAAGATCTTTCAAAAGATCAGATAGAGAAGATTGTTGCTCTTTTGATCTCTTCTGAGTTTAACGACTCACAGAGTTATGTTTTCAATCCTTCAAAGACACCACTCAACAAAGGCGATGTTGTTGAAGTAAAGTATGACACAGTTGCTGGAGGCGTTCCAAGTCAGGGTAGGGTTGTCTCTGTCGTTGGGACTGGTGTGCCTCCCGGAGCCCAAGGAGCTTTATCTTTCAGTACAACGGTAGATGTTCGTGCACTGGCACAAAAGACTAGGCAAAAAACAAGGCTATCTTCTTTGAAAACTAGCAGCGATGACTGTGAAAAAAACTCTATTATAAAAGGAAGTCAGATAAACTCTTACATCTTTAACTACGATGGTGAAATTAGACATTTTAATTACAACTGCAAACCTTGCAACAAGAAGATAAGAGAAGCCGCTATTTCTATGAGAAACAGGATTAGAAGCACGAAAGGCAAATCCCTTTGGAAAGACAAGCAATTTGAGCAAAAAATCAGATCAATAATGGACTCTGGATTTGCCGGCGGAAAGTTTTATCCTTATATGTTTGGTGGAGTTCAAAAATACACAAACCCCGGAAGATATAAGCAACCTAACAATATTGCTGGAATTTTAAAAGCAACAGGAAAAGGTTTTACAAAAGATGGTTATTTTAATAACTATTCCAATTTGATGACAACTGATGGAACCGGTGTCTTCAAAGATGGTACATTTGATTGTTCAGGAATTCCTGCTTGGCTAGCTTTTGAGTTGGGTTTTATTCTTGGGTTAAGGGGCTATGATGCAAAAAGAAGTCCAAAAACTTATGATAAAGTTGCTTGGGAATATGGAAGGGGTTCTCACTCTCAAACCTTATATGCATTGAATTTTGGCTTGGATATCACCATTGAGCAGTTTGCATATACCCCCGGGGCCTGTGTTTTTTATGTTAGAAATAGTAGTCGTGGAAAATATGGACACGTTGCTGTGTCTGCCGGCAAAGGGTTTAAAAAATCAGGAAATAAATACAAAATAGAAACATATGAAGCAATGTTTTTTCAATATAAAACAAAATTAGCAACAAGAACTTTTTACTCTTTAAACAAGAGAGGGACACGAGCAAAACACAGAAAAGACGTAGTGGTTTTTGGTATACCAATCACATTTGCTTTGGCAGATCAATTTGGATTTTGGGATAGATAAAAATGACAATCAGCGCAAGTAAACCTTCTCAGGGTGCAAAAAGATTAAACACAGATAAAGATGCTTTAAGCACCGATCAGTTAAAAGAAATTAACAACCTAAACCCAAGCTTGCGAAAAGCTAGAATGCTAGGCGTGGGCGGCTCTCAAATGCTTATCCCAAAGCCAGAGTATATCAAGGCAGATGGGGATATTATATTAGATAGTAAGAACTCCAATGCGTCAATAGTAATAGGGAAAGATAGACCTTCTGGGTTGACATCGGGGTATGGAGGCTTAGGTCATCAAAAATCTTCTACAATCGATATTGTTGCGGGTAGAGTATCTCAATTTGCAAAAACAACAATCAGACAAGGCGGTGGCCCTGAAAGAAGAGTGTTCGCAGATCCCAACTTTCGGTACGATGCTGCTAGAATTTATATATCAGAAAAGACAGACATTGATCAAAACTTTGGGATAGTAAAAACTGATAATTTCAACACAGCGCCTAGCATTACAGGTCGTCCCGCTATCGGTGTGAAAGCAGATTTGGTTCGGATTGTTGGTGACGAAGGGATTAAGTTGGTTACGGGTGTGTACAACAAAGGTGATAAAACACCAGCCGGCATTCAATTGATCGCTCAAAATGCAGACAAAGGTGTTTTAGAGGTACAGCCATTTGTTAAAGGCAAGAACTTTTTTCAAAGTTATTATCAAATGTATGAGAATGTTTTAATATTAAATGGGCTTTTGCAAGAGTTTGTTAGTTATCAACTTTCATTTAATAGGGTGGTTTCAAATCACACTCACTTTTCAAGCGCTCCGGGCGCTCCAACTACGCCTCCCGGCGTTATAACGATCGAGGCTTTTGTTGGTTTGTCATCAAAGCTGAATAAACAAATGGAGAGCATAGGAAGAAGGTTAGAGCAGCAAGTTGATAACCTAACCAATTGGGAACAAATCTGGACAAATCCGAAAGAAGAGACATTCTTACTTTCAAGATTTAATGGGACAAACTAATGGCAAATTACAGTTTTCAAGAATTTGATCGCTTGGCAGTAGATAATATTGAAAAGATCTCTTCCTTCGCATTTTATTTGGCAGATAGCAGTAAAGAGGCTGATTGGAGAAAAGTATATAATACTATTGGAGATCCTGCTAATAATAAAGAATATGTTCGCTCTCTTTTTGAAAAAGAAGCCGATCTTTCAAAGTATATTTCGCTTTTGAAGTCTTTGAATGCTTTTTCATATAATCTTGTCGGCCCAGACAGAATTGTAGCCCCCAGAAAAAGAGAATTATCAAATTTCAGAGAATATATTAAATATCTAGATGACTTTTTGTCTAAAAAAGTCCAAGAAAGGCAAAAAAGAGAAAAAGAAAGAAAAATTGAAGATGCATATAGCGAATTGGATGAGATTGATGCTCAAACGAGAGGCGAAAAGAAGGCCGTCAAAGAGCTTAAAAAGATCCAGAAAAAGCAAAATAACAAGATTTTAAAAACAGCAGAGATAGCAAGGCAAGAAAAGGACGAAATCAACAACTATATTAATACCTATATTGATCAGTTTTACAAAGCATCTTTAAGATTTAAAAATAACAATCAAAAAGTTGGAAACTTCTTTACTTCAAATTATAAAAATTTGAAATCGGACTTTGCAAGAGAAGTTATGTCCTCTTCTGGCTATAAGCAAGTAAGCGCTTTTTATGGAAATTATGTAAGAAAGTTCAATGTTGATAATTTGGCAGGCGATGCCATAAGGTGTTTGACGAAAAACATCCCCCTCAGTGAAGTTAAAGAAGTTTTTGAACAAAAACAGAAAGAAATTGATGATTTTGCAAAAAACACAGATGAATTTATAACTGAAAGTTTGAACATAGCAGACAAAGCTTTGGGCATTACAGAAGATGGTTTTGATTTTGTTAGTAAATATATTGCAAATTATTCAAATTCTAAAAAAACCTTAAGAATGGCTCCAATTAGAACAGTTAATGATGCTCTTGTCAACAGGAGAAGAGAGCAATTTTTAAATGCAATTGTTCCAATTATAGTGACAGCAGCAACTAAGACAATTGATGTTATTGTTAATAACATTTGTGACGAAGACGAAGTTGGTACGTTCTCTTTTGATGATATTCCAGAACTCAAAGAGGAATTAAGAAGGCAGTTTGGATTAGATTCTGATACTTTGGATGATTTTATAGGTCTTTTGGCAGATCTTTCTTCGTTTTTAACAAAGATTGAGGTTTGTTCCTTGTTTGAAGGGGCGGCAGAAGAACAAGTGGTGGAATCTGTTATATTTTATATTGAAGCATTCTACCCAAATATTGCTTTATATTTGAATACAGAAGAGAAAGTCAAAAACCTTTTTGTGTATTTAGGAAATATCTTACCGGAAAGAGAGGAATTGTGTGCCGATGTAGCGGTTGCATCACTTGGAGACGATCCTTGTTTAGACCCGGATAGTTACGCTGGAAAGTTGCGACCTTGCGTTTTTCAAAGGGACAAAGACAAGCTTAAATCTCTTAGAAAAGATTACATAAAAAATAAAAAAGAAGGTTTATCAAGAGCAATTGAGATTGCCTATTTCCCAAAAGAAATGAGAGCAAATCAGCAAGCAATCCAAAAGCTTTTGGAAAGAGAAGAACAGAGAAGAAAAGAAAGAAGATTGCTTTCGATTGTGGATGGCTATGAAACCTATTATAAAAACGGAATAGATGGTTATAAAAAGTATTATAACTTTAATTTTAATTACAACGAAGATGCAGAGCCTTTTTTAAATTCAATATTTAGGCAATTGACTGGCTCTAATAAAGCTGCCCAAGGGGATATCAATAGGATAAAGAATTCTTTAATTAAGTCTTATGAAAAAGAAGGCATTTCTAAGATAAGCAAGCAAATCAATCCTCAGTTAGAAAAGAACATTCTTTTAAGCGAAGGTGAGATTCGTAGCCAATTATCCGATGGGCAATATGAATACACCGTGTTCAAGAATTATGGAAACTTTACAGAAAGCTCTAGAGCATTATCATATTATGTTGACGTGTTCAAAGCAACCGATAAAGGGGCAGATCCTAAGAGATATTTTTACAATTCTGATTTAAAAGTTCCATTCTATACAAAGCTGTGTGCCTACTCTTATACTCCGTTCGAAAAAAAGAGAAGAAACAGGAGCCGGTTTGCTGAAATTAGCAGCTTAATTGCGATAGGCGATAAAAATGTACGATACAGGCCAATCCCTACAGGGTTTAAAAACGAAGTTATTCTAGAGCAGAAGAAAGATGATATCAAGGAAGGAAATTCATTTACAAATTACTTGTACAACTCTCTTGGCATTGATTATGGCAAGGTAGGGAGGGATGATTCAAATTCTTTAATTGATGAAAAATACAAAAGAGAATTGCACACGACATACAACCAGTTAGCAAAGGTTTGTTACAATAGTGTTTATTCTAGAAAAGTTCCTGTCGCCGCGTCTAATAACTCTTTTGATTCGTCGAAGATTTCGTCATATGATGTTATTCCACCTTATTACCCGGCAGATGATAGAAGTTTTTGTGGAAAATTGTTTTCATCACGAGCCGGCTCTTTGAAATATAAAGAATTGGTGAACTTCAAAGAAGAAGCTAGAATTGTTGCTGGGGTTGATATCTTTGACTACTACAAACCAGCAGCAAATGAAATCATTGATGAAGAGTTGGAAAGAGAAAGGTATTTAGACCTTTTGTTGAAGTTTAAGCTTCAGGTGGCCAGCTTTGTTTTAAAGTCTATTCACGTCTTTTCCCAGTTTGATTTTGAAGAAGTTGATGTAGATGATATGATGAAAGATTTCATTTACATTCAAATGTTCAGAAATTTAATCTTCAAAGATGCGCTGGGTTCGCAAGAGAGTTTTGATTATTTAAGATTGACACAATCTGAAAAGCAAGAGTTTCTAAAAAAGATAAGATATTTTGATTTTGCACCAGAGTTTGCCGACAAGATTAAAAAAGAAATTAACGACATAGATAAAAATCTTTCTGGTAAAAATATTGCAGATCAGAAAAAAGCAGCTTCTGATTTTGGCACCAATGTTAGTCGTAACAACTCATTCTTTTCAAATGTTGTTCTTAAATATTTAGATTGGAACGCTTCTGATTTGATTATAAGCAATGTTGGTAAAAATTCTAAAATATATGAATTTAAAACTGGAGCTAATGCTTCTTTTAAAAATTCTAGCCAAAGCGTTAATCCAATTTTTGCTAACATTTCCAATACGGGGTTCACTATTGACAGAAGTTTGAGAGGGCAGGATCTGATCAGGGCAATACAAGCTCTTTTAAATCAATCTGCAATTGATGTTAGGAATTCTTTGGACAAGATTGGCTTAGTCCAGAAGGAAAAAGAAAGCTTAAAACAACAGAAAGAGTTTCTAAACTCTATGATTGAGAGATTCAAACAGCTTGATGTTTCCAAGATTTCAATATCTGGAACAAAAAATGGTAACGATTTGATTGTGAATGATGCATATGACATCACAAAAGTTCTTTTACACCATCACAATAAAGTTGAAAAAATAAAGCAAGAAACTGACTTTTGTATTGCAATAAGAGATCTTATAGCAGTGGAAATTTCAAGAATTTCCAAGAGACTTAAAGAGATTGTCTACCCGGAAGAGATTAAAGATCGTTCTGTGTTTTCAATCGATGAAAGATTTCTAGAAGAAAAGTTGAACTTCATTAATTTAGATTACAACAATCAGTTTAACTATCGACTAATGCTGAAGCGAGGCTTGACAGAGTTTTTAAAAGACGCTGTTTCTTATCAGTTTCCTTATTTTGAAAATTTATCCACTTCTGAAAAATACGTTAAAGAGGAATTGAGAAGAAACATTGACAGCCAATTAGGAAGAAACTATTTTCTTATCACAACGATCAGTTACAGTGAAAAGACAGCAGGAAAGTTTAAAGTTTCTGTCCGAAAAGCATTCCCATTCGAAGAGGCAACTTTTAACCAATCTGGCTTCAAAGATGTGGACGGGTTCAGAGTTGTGGTGCCGTTTGACAAAAATAAAAAACCAGATAACCAGTCGTATAATGCGCATAATTTAGAAGAAAATCTTTTAATTGAAGATGTTTTTGGAAAGAATTCTTATTTTAAACTCAAAAGAAAAACCTCTGATAAAGGTAAAAATGTGTTAAAAGATGTGTTTTATACATTCTCTGAATATCCAAACAGCAGTGTGGGTGGTTTTTTTGAAAAATGGAAAGACTTAGAAGGTACTGATGTCTCTTTCTTTGGGCCGTCATACAAACAATCTTTTGAATTAGGGGTTAGTAACCCTTCAATAAATTACAATTATCAGCCTCCTAGTGTCTTGAAGTCAAATAATTCCACAGAGGAGACTTTTTTTGCTAATAAGGCGGATAAATCTTTGGAATATGTTGCCAAATTGGATAATATTTCTAATTCTAGAAGATTTTTGATTGAAAAGAAGCCGATTTATCAAAAAGAATACGATTCTGATATTCTCCAAAATGGGAGTTTAAGAAAGAATTATGTCAAAAAATATGGAAAAGATCGAAGATTGAACATTGAAGATTACTTCCACTACTGTATTAAAGAAGAATTTTTGAAAGATATAAAGAAAGATCTCTTCACAAATCAGTATGGCTATGTGTTTGAAGAGGCGCTACCGGTTAGGAAGTATCTTTCACATATCGCGGTTAACTTGAACCTACACACAGATCATATCAACAGTGTTATAAAGGATTTGAACTCCGATGTGTTTAGTCTGAACTATGTTGATCCTTTGCAAAGAGCAAATAACATTATTGATTTAAAAATAGGCCAAATCAACTCCTTAACAGACCGTGACGTACAATATATCAAGTCAGTCAATTGGGATCAGGTCGGCGTAGAGGTGGGTAATCAATTGTTTGACTTTGCTCTTTTTACTTTGAAAGGTAAAATTCAAGCATTTTTGAATGATGTAGAGGTCAAAGAGCCGGCAGTGGCTTTGGGAGCAGTTCAAGCTCGTGTTGTTGGAGAGTTGTTTAGAAATTCAATTAAAGCAGCCAATAAAGTTGAAGAAGGGGCCAAAAATGTTGGTTCTCTTTTTGGCGCGGATATACCAGATAAATTCCCATCACAGCAGCAGATGGTTTCTGGAAATAAATTATTTAAATACTTGTTTAATCCTCCGGTAGCTCCTTTTGCCATTACAAATGCAGGTTTGGGTCTACCTCCGTTGAATATGACTGAATTTGTGTTATATTTGGTTTTCGAAGCTATTTTAATATCTTTGGATCTTGGTCAGGAAGAGATTGAGAAGCTTAAAAATCAACTGTTTGACGTTCCGGAAGGGCAGATTTCATTTTTGAAAGCACCAGAAGAAAATTTTGAAAAAGCGTGTAAAGATCTTTTAGAAGAGTATTTATTAAGGAACCCAAAAGTTTCAGACGGCATAACATCCGGAGGTGAGTATATAACACCGGATGGTAAAAGTTATGTCGGCAGGTACCACACCCATAAAGATGGGACAGTGATGGCTGGCAAAGACCATAAAGAAGTTGAAGAAAACGTTGTTTTGACAAAAGTTGTGAAAAGGGACGATATAGAAGATGCCTAAATACACTCCAAAACTACCGCTACTGCCTGATAAAACACAGCCGGGGTTTGAACACATTGAAGAAATCAGAGATCTAGCAAGGCAAAACCTAAAAATGGTTTTGTTAACAAACCCCGGAGAAAGAGTGATGATTCCAGAGTTTGGGGTTGGTCTTTCTGGTATGTTGTTTGAGAACTTTTCTGACAAAGATATGCTTTTAGATTTCGAAGGAAGGATAATAGAGCAAGTCAATAGCTACCTTTCTTATATTGATTTGGAAGAAGTTAGTTTTGACTTAGTTGAAACAGATAGAAATAAGATTTTTGTTCAAGTTACATATTCCATTCCAGAGATTGATCTGGTGGACTCTGTCTCTATTGGATTAGCAGAAGAATAAGGAAACAAAAAATGGCTTTTAAAAATAAAAGACCACCAATTGACTACACAGCAAGAGATTTTCAATCAATTAGGGAAGCTTTGGTCGATCACGCAAGAAGGTACTATCCAGATACTTTTCAAGATTTTGATACATCCGGATTTGGCTCTTTGATGATCGATACAGTTTCTTATATTGGTGATACCCTTTCTTTCTTTTTGGATTACCAAGCAAACGAAACGTTCTTGGAAACGGCCTTAGAAGAGGAAAGCATTCTTAAAATTGGAAAGCAAATGGGTTATCGCTATTCTGCTTCCGGGGTCTCCACGGGATTGGTTGAGATCTATGTTGAAATTCCGGCAAATACAGATGGAACTCCAAATACAAACTATCTTCCAATTGTCAAGAAGGGTTCCACCTTCGCATCTGTTGACGGTGGTGTTTTCACTCTAACTGACGATGTCAACTTCAACGATGCAAGCGCAGATATTCTTCTTTCTAAAGTTGATGAAACGACTGGTGTTCCAACTTTTTATGTCTTAAGAAAAGCAGGTGAAGTTGTCTCCGGGACAGAACAATCGGAAGCGGCTCTGATTGAGGGCTTTGAGGCGTTCAATAAAATTGAAGTTGGGGAGAATGTTGAAGGTGAAATAATTGAAATCATCTCAGTATTTGATACCGAGGGGAATGAATATTTTGAAGTTGATTCTCTTTCGCAAGATATTATTTACAAAGCATTTTCAAATAAAGACACAGCTACAAACAGTATGGTTCCAAACATTTTAAAGCCATTGGTTGTGCCCAGAAGATTTACGGTTGAAAGAACATCTACTGGTCAAGTCTTTTTGCAGTTTGGCGGCGGAAGCGAATCAGATACATTGAATGATGAGATCTCTGATCCTTCTTCTGTGGCTCTTCAGCAGAGGGGAAAGAATTATATTTCTTCAACCTATTTTGATCCAAATGTTTTATCTTATCACGATAAGTTGGGAATTGGGCCATCAAACACCACGTTGGACATTACCTATCTTGTGAACAATGAGGTTCTTTCAAATGCCTCTGTTGGAGCAGTAAATCAAGTTTTGTCCACCACTCTAGAGTTTAATGACGAAGAAACATTGGACGAAACAAAAGTATCAGATGTTCGTGGCGGTGTTGAAGTGGACAATGAAAAAGCAATCTCCGGAGATGTCTCAGCGCCAACAGCAGATGAATTAAGGCAGCGAGTTATTGGCTCTTTTTCAACGCAGAATAGAGCCGTAACAAGAGAAGATTACATTTATCTTTCTTACTTGATGCCGGCTTCTTTGGGCGCTGTAAAAAGAGCAAATGCAGTGAGAGACCCAGATTCTCAAAAAAGAAATTTAAACTTATACATTTTGTCAGAAGACACAGAAGGTAACTTTTCAGCGGCTTCTTCTGTTTTGAAAAACAATCTTCGCACTTGGCTAGCCAGATATAAAATGATCAATGACACTGTTGATGTTTTTGACGCTAAGATTGTAAACTTGGGCATTAATTTTTCTGTACTTGCAGAAGAAGACACAAACAAATTTGATGTTTTGCAACTTTGCATCGACAAGTTAACAGAAGATTTAACCGAAAGAAAGTTCGATATTGGAGAGAATTTCAATATTATTGAAGTATACAAGAGCTTAAAAGAATTGGAAGAGGTGGTAGACGTTTTAGATGTCGAAATTGTGTCAAAATTTGGCTCTCCTTACACTGATTTATTCTTAAGCATTGACGAGGCGTTAACTTCCGATGGAAGAGTTGTGGTTTGTCCTGACAATGCTGTTTTTGAAATTAAATTCCCTGAATCTGATATTAAAGGAACTGTGAAGTAATGGCTATTAAAAGATATTTAGCAGATGCCGACAATACAATTACAAATGCTTTTGATTCAAGCTTGGTTTTAGCTAATAGAGGAACTGGCTCCAATATGGGCAGGGCCGACATTCTTGAAGTTTTTTCAATTTATGATCAAGTTTCAGGCTCAGATTTTGGAGAAAGTCAAGAATTATCAAGAGTTTTGGTTAATTTTCCCATTGCAACTGTTTCGGCAGACAGAACAGCAGGAAAAATCCCAGCAGCCGGCTCTGTTTCTTTTTATCTTCGTATGTTTAACGCAGAGCACTCTGAAACTCTTCCAAGAGACTATAAAATGACCATTCAAGCGGTTTCTAGGTCTTGGGAAGAGGGTGAAGGTCTGGATATGGATAACTACACAGACCAAACTTATAACAAATTGGAAGGTTCAAACTGGATTTCTGCTTCTTTGGGAACTGCTTGGACTTCTGTTGGTGGTGATTATCACGCTTCACCTTCTTATACTGCTTCTTTTGGCAGAGAAGGCACAGAAAACATAGAACTTGACATTACAAGTTTAGTAGAACAGTGGTTAGATGGGACAAAAACAAATTATGGAATTGGGGTAAGATTAAGCTCTTCTTATGAAGCTTATTATTCTTCTTCAACCGGGCAAAACTCAAGCTCTTTTATACATAATACGGATGGCGCTCAAAGATCTTACTATACAAAAAAGTTTTTTGCAAGAGAATCTGAGTTCTTCTATAGAAGACCAATCCTTGAAGCTAGGTGGGACTCCAGAATTGAAGATGATCGCAATTATTTCTTTTATTCGTCTTCGTTGGCACCTGCTGCTGACAACCTTAACACGATATACCTCTACAACTACGTTAGAGGTCGCTTGGCAAACATCCCATCGGTAGGCCAAGGAGCCATCCTGCTCAGTCTTTATTCAGGCTCTTCTAACGACACTGCTCCATCTGGTTCAAAATTATTGCTTCCAGCGGGCGGAGGAGTGGTTTCTACGAACGATCTCAATGTAACTGGGGGCTGGGTATCAACTGGGATTTATAGTGCCTCATTCGCCGTTACAGCAGCCTCTACGCCTGTCGCTACTTTGTATGATGTTTGGCATTCTGGAGGGGTGGAGTTCAAAACAGGGTCAATTTCCCCTCAAACCTTTGATGCGCTCGGTTACAACGACAATAGAAAATATGTTATCAATGTAACCAATCTTAAAAAGTCATACGATACACAAGAAGTTGGAAAATTTAGACTTTTTGTTCGTGAAAAAAACTGGAACCCAAATATTTATACTAGAGCGGTTGCCGCCCAATCAACTTTACCGATTGTTAGTGCCTCTTACAAAGTGATAAGAGTAGCAGACAACTATGAAGTTATTGGCCATGGCACCGGCTCCACTACAAATCACACTCTTATGTCCTATGATTCAGAAGGCAACTACTTTGACTTAGATATGTCAATGTTAGAACCCGGATATATGTACGGTTTAAAATTTGCCTTTTACAACGACGCTGTTGGTGATTACCAAGAGCAAAAAGGCATCTTCAAATTTAGAGTAGAAGAAGATAATAATGAGTAAAAAAGACCTTTTCAAAAAACAAAATCCAAATAAGTTCATTTCGTCTGCCAATTATGACAAATTGAAAGAAGAAGTGGAATCCAAAGACTTCATCAAAGAAAAGATTAAAACTCAAAAATCTTTCACACCAAGAACAGATTTTTCAAAGCCAGAGAGCTTTGCTAGGTATGGCTTGGCAGAAGAATATTATCGCACTTCTGTTGAGTATATCTACAACTCTTATCCTTATGATGGCTCCCTATATGAAAGAGAAGATTGGTACAATAGGGGAACTTATTTAGATCAATATATTTTTGAAAATCTTTACCCTAGAACAAACGGATACGTTGTTTTGGGGGATGGCTGGGGCGCACAAGATGCTACTGTGGGTGACTATTCTTTATCAACACAGTCGGAATACATTGGATTTACCGGTGGTCCGCATTTGGGCTTTGATCCTGCTGGCGATCGAACAATATCCAAGGCAAATTACTTTAAAGCATCAAAAAACAGGGAAAACAACCTTAAATTAGACCTTGAAGGTGGTGTAACTGTTGAATTTTGGTTGAAAAAAGGTGCTTTTGACAACACTTTGACCAAAAAAGAAGTGCTTTTTGACCTTTGGAATAACAATTTGTCTTCTTCTGCGGACTATGGAAGGCTTACAATCGAACTTTCAGCCTCCGCAGTGTCGTCTGATCACGTCTTTTTAGCAACTTGCCAGTCCGGAACAGACGGATATTTCCAACAAGAGATTGGAAATTTAACAACAGCGGCCATTGCAGACGACAATTGGCACCATTACGCTGTTTCTTTTGCCTCTGCGTCCGGTGGCATCAACACAAAGTTCTACAGGGATGGACAGTACGTCGAAGAGAAGGTTTTGGGAACGGCATTTAGCGATGCAACCGCCGCAAAAATGTCTGCTAACATTGGTGCGCTTGTCAACGCTCCTTCCGGGAATATTTATCACGGCGAAGAGATGCTTGGTTATGGTAAAGTTCTTTCTTCTTCGTTTGACGAATTTCGATATTGGAAAACAGAAAGAAATGCAAAGCAGATTTTCCAAAACTACAACAACCAAGTTGGCGGTGGAACAAATACTGATGACGCAAACACGCTCTTAGGGGTCTATTTTAAGTTCAACGAGGGTGTGACAGGTACAGACACGGATGCGACTGTTTTGGACTATTCTGGGCGTGTTTCCAACGGTTCTTGGACAGGATATGAAGCAGGAGATCGCAACGTTGGCTCCGCAATTGTTTCAGCAAGCGCGTCTTCATATGAATACAAAGATCCGATTATCTATTCTTTTCACCCTGATGTTTCGACTTTGAAGTCGAACTTGGAAAATAGCGGCTCGGTTCACGATAATCTAAACACATCAGCCCTTTTCTTCTCGCTTCCTTCTTGGATCATTGAAGAGGATGAGTCTTATGGCGGAGAAAACCTTCGTCATTTAACTCAAATAATGGGAAGTTATTTGGACACTCTTTATCTTCAAATTGAAGAGTTGAAAGACATTAAATCTGTTGAATATACTTCCGGTTCTGTAAAGCCACTTCCATTTGGAGATAGGCTTCTTTCCGACAAAGGTATGTTGGTTCCTGAATTGTTCGTTGATATGGACATTGTCGAACAACTTTATAACAGAAACGAAAAAACAAATTATCAAACTGATCTAACAAAGATCAAAAACAAGATCTATGAAAACCTTTACAACAACTTAACTCATATTTACAAGTCTAAAGGGACTTATGATTCTTTTAGAAATACACTGAACAGTCTTGGCATCTCACAAAAGATCGTGGATATCAATCTCTACTCGAACAATGCACAGTACGAGATTTTAGACAACACAAAGTTGATTATGGACAATAAAAAGAAAATCAACTTTAAAGATCCAGACAACAACTCGGCAACTATTCACCAGTTTAGCTCATCGGCAGAGCCAAGCAAATCTTTTATTTCAGGCTCTGGAACTGGTAAATATTACTATACTCCGATTACAATTGACTCTTGTTTGACACTGCCTTCTGATAAGATTGGAGCAAACTTTTATTATCAAACGATAACAAATTCTTATTTGACTTGTTCTTTGTTCGGTTTCCACGATGTTGATGAGGCACAGGCCGAGACAGATTTAACTTGGCTTTCACCAGACCAAAATCAACTTCAAGCACACGCTATTAGACCAACTTTGAAGACACCAGATGGCTATTTCTTGCTAACCGGTTCAGTTGGCGGTGCAAATATTGAATTAACCAGTAGCACCGTCAAAGATCTTTTCACGAATACAAACTGGAACGTGTCGGTTCGCTTTAAGCACGTCAATTACCCTCTGACACAAAGGGTGTCAGGGGCTTTTGATATTGATGCAGATGCTTATCTTTTGGAGTTTTCTGGCTATAACGCTTCAACAAACTACATTGAAAATGAATTTAAAGTAACAGCATCGGTAAGCGAGGCGCAAGGTCTTCTTTTCACCGAAGCGTCAAAAAGGCTTTATGTTGGGGCACACAGAGAGAACTTTACTGGCTCTGTTTATCAAAACGGATACTCTTTTGCGAAGATTTCAAACATTAATTTCTGGTATAATTACCTTTCTGATAATGACTTGAAATCTCATTTGAGAGATCTTCACAATTATGGAATAACGAACAGCGAAAGAGACGCTTATCTCCTAGATTCAAACTACTCAACGAAAGTCAAAAACATTGATACTTTGATGTTGCGATGGGATTTTGAGACCGTAACAGGTTCGGACTCTTCCGGGAACTTCACTGTAAATGACCTAGGAAATTTTCAAGGAGATACAGAAAATCAGTATTATCACAGTGGAAAAGGCTTCGGCTTTGAAGCATCTTCTACAGATGTTGTTAAAAAAGAGAAGGTTGCAACTTACAAATTAGCACCTTATGATACGGTATCTTCCAATGAGATGATTTCAATCTTGTCGCAAGACGATGATGTGTTTTCATTGGATAAAAGACCCATCAATTATTACTTTGCAGCCGAAAAAAGCTTTTACAAAGCAGTTGATGATCGTATTTTAGAATACTTCTCGACTTTGAAAGACTTCAACAATTTGGTTGGTGAGTCTGCGAACAGATATAGGCCAGAATACAAACAATTGAAGAAATATAGGCAATATTTCTTCAACAAAGTCCAGAACGAACTTGACTTTGAAAGATTTTTAGATTACTACAAGTGGGTCGATACTAGTATCGCAATGGTGATTGAGCAGTTGATCCCTGCGACTGCGGAGTTTTCAAGCACAGTTTGGAATGTTATTGAAAGTCACGTTTTAGAAAGAAACAAGTTCCAACACAAACTGCCTGTAATCAAGCCACAGACTGTTTATGAGACGACAATACAAGCTGCGCCAAACTCTTATCCTTTTTCAACAAAAGGTAACAAGGCGTTGAACTTGCAAAATGCCAATCCGCTGACTGCTAGTTCATTTTTGTCTGCGTCTGTAGGGGCTCAATCAACGTTTTTCCTTTCCGGAACTGTGAAGAACATTGCGAGCATAGATACCAACAATGTAAACAGAAGGCTTTATATTTCCGGCTCCGATCAGTTGAATACGATCGGTGTCCCTAGAACTTTACTGAAAGATCAAAAAGGAAGCGTTGCTTCTGACGGTTTTCATTCGATAATGATCACAGAAATCAAAGGGAATGATGATTATTTCTTAGATCCTTTTGCTTCTGTTGTTACAACAACGGACTCCATTCAGATTTCCGGAGTTGTTGATTATACGTTACCAACTAGATTATCACAGCCCCAGTTTATAAGAACTAGGTTTGCTGCTCCCGGCGGTTATGAAGTGACTTCCTTGGGTTATTTGGATTTTGAAACAAGTCAATACTCTGTCTACAACAATATGAACTATAGAAATGCTATTGTTCGTAAAGCTTTGGATGAAATTTACAGCGCACCGGATGATGATCCAACAATCTTGGCAAACCCTGAAGACGGTTCTTACTTCTTGGGTGTTTATCGCAACCCAAGAAAAGAATACGTCACATCAGCAGCCGGATTTGTAACGCAGTCTTTCTTTGACAACGGGTTTATCCAGTACCCAATCCCGGCATCCGACTTGCAGTATGATTGGATTGAAAAAAGCTACTCCTCTTCAAACTTAGAGTTTCTTTTGAACCAGACTGGCTCGGAAGAGATCACATTCAAGCCAGAAACTTTCTTTTCTTGGGCTGCAAGTCCCGGCTCGGCAACAAACATCTATGGAGCAGAGGTCAACTCCAGCACAAACACATCCACAGTTGTCTTGGAAACTCCTTCTGCCAGTAACAACTATTTTAGTTCGATTGGAAAGTTTGGCTACAATACTTGGCTTCAAACTAGAAATGGCGATAGTTTGGTTGTCCGGACACACAAGAAGAATAACACACTCTCTGTTGATGATAGCCTTCCGATTTTGCAACTGGAGGATTCCAACGGTCAAAGAATTGTTGAAAAAGGCTTGATTGCTAATTCGTTCACAAACTATACCGAACCCTTAGTGATCAAGAAATACAAACCAATTCGTCACGTTTTTGTTTTGAACACTGAAGCAGAAGAATTTATTGAAGTTCAAAGCTCATATGCCGGAAAATTGGCTTCCTTTTCTAACCGCGAATTGAATGCGAAGTTTAACTTGGACAATGTGAAAGTTGATACTGGATATGAAAAAGTAAAACAACTTTATCTTAATAACGCAAAGATTGATGGAAACCCAATCAAAGGATGGACTTCTGTTGAATATTCAGAAAGAGTTTGGCCAAAAGAAAAGTTTGAAGGCGTGAACTCTCACAGAGATAAGCCAAATTATGATTCAACTAGTGAGCAATTACTGGACATTTTAGGAACCGCGAACACAATTTGGCAGAAAGAGGGCGTTCAAGAAGTAAGAAAACGTGGTGGTCGCTTGGATGCTGAGGTGCGAAAAACACCGGTTTACACTGATGCTAAAAATTCAATGGGTCATAAATCGATTTATTCTGAAAATGTGTTTCCATTATCAGATTATGCGGTTACGCCGGAAGAAGATCGTAACTTCGATGGTGAAGAGTTCTACATAGCATCTGCAAAAGCTGGAACTTCAGGGTTGGGTGGGCTGTCGGCTACATTCAATGTTGGTGACAAAGTAACTTTCACTATTAATGAAACAGCATACGAATTAACAGCGTCAGCAACAGATAATGATGGTTACAATAGCTGGTTTAGGCACACAGAATATGGTCAAAGTTTACAATATTTAGCAAACACGATCAACCAACACCCGATCGTTTCGCAGCACGTTCTTGCTGGGTATCTGGTTATTAGCTCTTCTTCTCCGGCAGACTCTCATAAGCTGGGTCTTTATTTAACCACCCCCAATGGAGGTGGCAATATCTCTGTTGAGGTTAGCTCTAGTGAGGATGGCGCTTGGACAGACACGTCTGGTCCTAATATCAACACTGTTTATTCAAAAGAAGATGGAGAGTTGAACTCTTCTTTTTATGCTTTCTATACTCCTGTGAAATATAAAGAAAATTATTTTTATCAAACAAAAGAGATTGGACACGCTGCGCCTTTGAACAACCGTGGTTTTAAAAACGAAGGTATTTTTGGTTCCGGGCGAGCAATGAAAAATGCACAATACCTCACACAATTTGGAGCAGATGAACTAGCAATTGCTGGAATTACAATTACAGCATCTGTTTCTTCTTCTTTGTTTGCCGATGGTATCTACAACCACTACTTGCCAACTGCATCCTTATCTTATGTTAATAAAGTTAAATCACCAGTTGGAACGGGCTCGGTTTATCAACTAAGGGAAATCACTCCCTATCATGGACACACATATAGGGTGCCTGCTTTGAGTGAGAGAGAGCCTTTCTTCGCTTCCTTTGCAGAGTATAATGAAAGCATTAAGTTTCTTACAGATGATTATGCTATCATACCAGAGTTTAATATTTCAGAGCACATGTCTTATTATGTTGATCAAAAAGGTGCAAACTTTAGAGCAACAAATAAAAAGTTTTTGGATTTAAAAGGCGCAATCAATACTACTTCAAGTGCTGAAACTGAAATTTCGAATTACAACGCAGATTTTTATAAAGATTATGTTAATACTGAATTCCTACAAGGCTTTAAAGTGGTCAAAGAAGACCACGATAAGATAGGAAAAACAGGCGAAGTAACTCTCACATGTAAGGGTGTGAAAAAATTTCTTCCAAAGCAAGGTTTTTATCCAATGAACCGTTCGGTGCAACTTGGAACACTGTTTTCTCAATCAGTTGGGCCAAGCTTAACCGCATATACCAACACAGAACATGGCGCGGTCGAGGCAAACCAAAACTCAGCAAAGGGGATATTCAAGACCAGCACTACAGACGGTGAATTATACGGAACGTCATTGTATAATCAAGAACAGATCAATGCTAATATGAGGCCGGCGATGCTTCAAGCGGCACTACAACCTCTCTTCGCCCCCGGCATTTTCTTTAACACTATCAAGTCCGGTATTGCTGTTGATTTTCTCTTGGAAAGTGAACAAGGGTGGGCAACAGATACATATACTAACAATATAAAAGGAAATTTTGATCACTTTCCATCTTCTTCAAACGTGATTACTGGAATGGGCGATCCAATCCGAGTTCCATTTGAAGCGTTGACAGATCTGAACAAGTTTCCAACTAATTTGGACATTCCTTATTTATGCCCCAGTTTTGTCACCGGTGCTCTAGAGGAAGGAGGTCAATCTAGACCTTTTGTGACTTTTAGATGGGATGGAGTAAGGGCTTCTAATCTTTATGAAAAGGCAATGAACAATTACTTGGCAGAGTCTGCCAACTTCTTTTTGAAAGAAAAAAGTTTTACTTCTTTTGTGTCCGATGTTGAAGAAAACTTTAAACTGTTTGAAGCCGGCAAAACTTATTATATGGATATCGCTTTGCAGCAAACTTCCAACCATGTTATGTTTGACGAGGTTTGGGTTGAAAACGAAGGAACAGGTTCTAACCTATTACAGACAATCTTTACAGATCCCGGAAGAAAAGGAAGAACATTCGGTCCTCCTTTCGGCGTTGATCGCGCTGATGGCGAGTGGTATGCAGGTGGCGATGCCGGGTTGAATATTTCCGCTTCCTACATAGCTTCTGATCCATCCTATGCGCCTTACACTCCGCCTTATTTTTATGGAAAAAGTGTGGCTAGGGTTGAATTTACGCCGACAGAAACTAGAAGATATACACTAGAAGAAGTTCAAAAAAGTTCTAGTATCACCTATTTCAACGAAGGGTTGGATGGAGATCCAATTCAAGGAACTGCAACTTATAATGGTGCGGCAATTGCTTACCAAATGTCCCTCTCTTCGAGCGTCAACTTGTTGGGTAAAATAACACAGCCGGATATCAAGGTTGTGACAAGAGATTTACAGTCAGTTGTTCGGCAAAAAGAACTTTCTTCAACTTCAAATTTGTCAATTGAGACGACAAATGTTTTAACGGACAACCTGTTGAATATTAATAACGTATTTCAACCACAAGCAGATGTATCAATTGAGCTTGGTGAGCCTTTGAATACAAACAAGGCATCTTGGAGAATTTCTACTAAATACGAATGCCCTGTCTTGAACTTTTACGAACAGGAGGCGGTTGTTTTCCATTCTCGCGGGATGTGGAGTGGCTTGGGTGAATTGCCAACCAATGAAAAAGAAGGCATTTTCCTTTCGGTCTTGCCAAGTTTTTCCGGCTCTTACTTTACAACGAACAATACCGGCTCTTTGGCGGATCAGTTGGGCTTTAAACCAGAAAAGAAAAGAATTGGAGCAATCGCAGAAAAAACTGTTATTAAAGAAGCAATTGTTGCCATTCCTTTCTTGGAGAGGGAGAATATTTCACAAGAAGAAGCGGATTTGACTGTTATTGAAAAACAAAACTTCTTCTCTGTTGACCGTGAGATCTTGGAGCAGCAGATAAAAGACAATAAAGACACTACGTTGACAAGAATGTACAGAAGAATGCAAAACTATGTTATCCCGCCTAACTATAACTTTGTTAAGTATAGGGATATCAATCCTTTTGTTATGTATCTTTTTGAATTCGATGTAGAGTTTGATCAGCAAGACCTAGCCTACATGTGGCAAGGTGTTATGCCAGACGCGTCCTTGACCGGAAATGAAGAGTTTGACGAAGTTACAATCAAGCATATGACTGGAAAAGATGAATTCTTCCACGGAAAAGAGATTCCATCAGATGTTCGTTGGCTGATCTTTAAAGTTAAACAAAAAGCAAGAAAAGATTATTTAGATGTAGTTAACTTGAGAGAGACGGCAATTGATGACTATGGTTATAACTGGCCATACGACTACTGCTCCATTGTTGAGATGGCAAAGGTGGAAGCAACTCTTAAAATTGTGCCAAAAGATACAGCAGAAGAAGCGGGTATCAAGCTTGGAAAGATTTTGGAAGGTGAAGAATAATGGAATTTTTTGATAAAAAAGAAGAAGTTATGGAAATTCAATTAACTTCCTATGGTCGCCAATTGCTTTCCAAGGGAATGATGAAGCCGGCTTATTATGCTTTTTTTGATGATGGAATTATGTATGATGGCGCAAAAGGTGGCTTAACAGAAGTTCAAAACGATGTTCAATATCGTGTTAAAAACGAAACAATCTTTATGAAAGATGTTGACGATTATGAACAAGCAGATCGTTTTGCAAAAAATCCCATTCTTATTCCAGATGAGTTTGAAAAGAATGTTTTGCCGCTTATGGATTTTAACTCAACGTTTGAAAACCAACTTGGAGCTTCTAGGAATACAAATAACAACGCCCCTGCTTGGGCTATTTCTTGCTTCTCAGCAGAGATCACAGGTTCTAATAACTTTTTAACAGCATCGGCGGAGAGCAGAGATATTCCAATCCCGCAAATTAATATCGATCAAGAAAGTATTCAATACGAAGTGCGACCAAGCTCTGAAAACGTTGATCAATTCAATGATCTAGAGCCTTGTGAAAGAGAAGAAAGTGCTTTTTTCAATTCAGAAGTTGTTTTTGGAGATGGAACAACTTTGGAAATCAAAGAAGGCAAGATCTTATTAAAGGTGGAGGAGAAAAACACACTTTCTTTGAAAGATAACTTTGAAATTGAAGTGTTTGAGGTTGTTGATTTAAAAGAAACTCCTGTATCTGCGACGAATACTGAATTTTTAGTACCATTGAAGTTTTTGAAAGAAGAAAAACAAATTCAAAATAATCTTTTGGTCGAACCTGATACGGAAATTTTAGATTCACTGGACAAAGTTAACAATGGATTTGTATCTTATTATTTAGATATATCATACGATGCGGACGTTGATCAGGTTTTAGTTTGTAGAAACGAAGAAAAAGACGACACAACTCTTTTCTTTAAAAATCCAATCAATTGTGACGAAGTGTTGGCAGAGCAGAGAGCCACATCTGTTTATGACAATAATTTAAGCGAAGGTGGGATTGATTTGTTTATTTCAACGTTGGACGAGGAGTGTGAATAATGTCAGATTTTGGCTATGATGATTTCATAGGGGGGTTAGCTGATCCGGGAATGGGAAACCAAGCCGGCAATCAATTAGTGACCGAGCCGGGGCTTGGAGAAAGTCCACTCCCAGATCCGGGCGACATTCTGAGCCAAGCGGCAGGGGCACCAACAGATTTGCAGTCTGCCTTGTCTGTAACCTCGCAGCAGCCCGAAGACGGAACTGGAGTGCAAACTGTCTCTGTTGCGCCCACTGTAGACCCAACAGCCTTATCCAATGCTCTGAATTCTTTAAGTGGTGGCGGAGACATACACCCTTTTTTGAAGACTATTCACGCTTCTTTCCCTATGCCAGAGATTATTGATCTTAAGTTGAATGACCGTGGTCCTCTTTTGAACAAAGTTTTGTCAATCAAAGTTAAAGTTTCTGGAGATTTCTTGTCAGATGAGTGGTTTTGGGAAGATTTTCTAGAATATTTTAAATTCAAGGCTTATTTGGTGCCGAACACAGACGAAATAGAGAATGAAAGCATTACAAGAACTTCTCTTTTTGATGATTATGTCGGCTATACAAATCAAATTGACTTTAAAAGAGAGAAGAAATCATTTTTAAGCATAACTGATCTTGAAAATAAAAGCAATAAATTAGAAAATAAGTATTTCTTTGAAGCGCAGATTGAAATACCAGAGAAGTTTTTAACAGGCCAATACGAGCATTATGTCGTAGTTCGCACTTTTTTCAGTCAGCCTGACTTTTCCAGAGATTTTTTGAACAATACGAAAAATCAAGTATTAGATATGTTGAATAATCAGAACAATGGGCTGTGGGACGCAATAAAGATTGAGAAAACATCTAATTCCGAAGTTGTTTCTTATAAGAGAATTAGAGCTTACTACTTTGATAAAGGCTCCCAAGAGTTTTGGAACGGTGCGTTTTCCTTTTTCTTTGAAAATCAGAAATATTATGCAGCGGATAATCTGAGGGCAGACTTCACGTTTATACCCAGACAGCTTTTCTTTATGGATGTTTTGTTCTCAAAGCAAGATCTCTCTGATGATCTGTTGAAGCCGGTTGTAAGTAATTTAAAAACAGTAGATAAAAAGTTGGATATTGGCTTGAATAAGAAGATACAAACAGTTCAAATCCCAACTCCAAATTCTGATATTTATTTATCAAAGGAAAAGAGCGGAGATGTAAAGGTTTTGTTTTCTTTGGATCTGTTTGAGCTTATTAAACAACATTCAGAACTTCCAGAAAGCCTTTTAGATTTTGTTCAAAAAGGGTTAACAGGGGATACAGTAAAAACATTTGAAATATACGACAGAGGAGCCGCGACAGTGGTCTCTGGTCGCCATCAATACTCATTGGAAGTCAAAATTTCAGAAACATTCAAGCAGAATGTGGAAACTTTGATCAAAAGACTGACAGACTCTCAAAGGTTGTTGAATAACGCATTCGAAGAGGCCAAAAAAGAAGAAAATTACGATAAAGTAACAAGAGAGTTTTCTAGAAGTTTCGCTGAAACTGGCGGAAATGGCATGCAAAAGGACATTGATCAAGTCGCAAATGAAGTTTACGATGCTTTAACTACCAACTTTTTAGCTGATTTTGCAATTGGCGCTCTTACTTTGAAAAGAAAAAGAGTAAAAGAAGAGATCTTCAAAAAAGAAGAAGACCAATTCACCGGTGAAGATGTTGTTTTAAGCTATACCACGCCCATAACTCTTTTTACAGATGTTATTTCAGCCGGCGAAATACAAATGTTCTCTTTTGAAGAAGTCACTTACAGCCCAAATCTTTCTTATACTAGGGAAGAGTTTATGCAAAGCTACAATCTGAGCAATACAGATGTTGAGCAGTTTAAAAATCTTCAAAAGAATATTGAAGATTTTGTTGTTTCTTTGCAGCAGTTGACAAACGCAAAAGATTTAGAAACTAAAAATGTGAAAAACCAATCAAACCAAAACAAAACTAGACAAGTTAGGTTAGAACCAATTAAATTTGTATTTAAAAACATTTTTGTTCCTGCTAGCTATAATGAAGCGTTTGAATATAATGAAGAAGTTCTTTTCTCTGGCGAACAAGAGACAATAGAAAAAGAAGAAGTATTGACTTTTCCTCAAGGCATTGTTTACAACTTTATTCCATCGGCAACCACCGGTGAACAGCCAGATAAAAAACTAAAACAGTTAGAAAGACTAGATGAAGGTGATAAAAAGTTTATTTTCTCTGATAATTTAGGAATGTCTTTTGAGAATGCTGCCTTTAACGATGCGCTTTCCAAGGTTGACGCAGAAGTTCCGACCGCCACAGTCCGGCTGGAATACCTTTCAGGATATCAAAAGAACCCAAACAAAGAAAATATTATGAGATCGCCTATATTCCTAGAATACAGTGAGCCTTTGGAAGAAGGAAAGACTTATTTATTTAGAGCCAAGCCAGTTCAAAAAGATTCTCAATTTGCTATTTATAATGAATACTTCATTAGAGAAGAGAGGTCTAGAGAATAAAAATGGCTAATACAAAAATTACTAATATTTGCCAAGAAGAGTCTGCTGCTAAAAAGAGTAAGCCAACCGGCCCGAGCACTGGCTTGCCATTTACACCGGTTAAATCACAACCGAATATTATAAAAGGCAAGAACCTTCGTTCAAAACATTTGAGAATTATTTCCAAAGACATTTATTTTGGTTCTTTGGGCAGTAGTGTTGATATCTTTCGCTCTTCGGTGGACGGCTATGGTTTTGATAGCTTCATAACTTCCCAGACAGGAGATGTTAGCTCTCTGATCAAAGATGTCGCTAGTGGGCAAGTTAAGTCTAGCACGACAGAAGTCAATAAAGATACCATTTCTTTTGACGTACCTTCAAGTAAAGAGACGAAAGCATTATCAGATTTTGAAAAGTACGTTAAAGGAAAAGAATTTGTTTATTTGAACTTTGTCTTAGACATACCTTTCTCTCAAGAGGAAGTAAGGCAAAACCAAGTCTCCTCTGGAAGGCCAGATCATCAATCCGGATTTGTTGATAATGATCCTAGGATTTCTACTTTTCAATCTGAATTTGTTTACAACTTTTATTTGAGAGATTATGAAAAACTAATCGAAAGAACAAATCAAGAAGAGTGGATTATCCCAAATGCACATATGTTTTCTTTCTTGAAGGAAAGTTTGACAGATCAAGATGTTAAAAACTTTGATAAAGAATATTTGGAACTTATGTCGTATGGCGGAGATGAGGTAAAGCTAAAAAATAGAATGAATACTATTAATTTTAGTTTTCAAGAATATCAAAATGGCTATCTTCCGGCAAAAGAAGATTACTTTAAAAATGCGCCACAAACTACAAAGAATAAAGCAAAAAACTATGTTGTAACCCAAGATGATGTTATTGAATATAATCAATTAGCAGAACAATATAGAGGTGGTGCAAACTTTGGTTTTTATTTGGAGTTTCCATACGAGCCCCCAACTCTTACTGGGAAAGAAGATGATCTGGATGACTTCAAAAACCTTTTCAAAAAAACAAATACTGATTTAAATTTGTATGACTTGGTGATCCGGTCAGAAGGAAACACTACACAGCGAGTAGGTGGGCAATTAACACAAGAAAGTGTCAATAACTTGACCGCTAGCAGTATATCAAAGTTTGATAGTCTTGAATACATTTCTCAACTTTCTTTTGTTGAGTTTGGAAATGTAGGGAAAGCAAAATTGCCTTTGGATTTTTCTCTAGACAAGGTGGGCTATAAGACTTGGGATCTGACAGATTTCTTTTTAGATTATAAAAAGCAATCACAAACAGTTCTTAAAAATATTTTAAACATAGCCAACAATAAAAATGTGACCGTTCTGGGAGAATCCAGCGAAGCAATACAAAAATATCAAAATAATACAACTTATAAGTTTTTTCAAGACCTTATGCTGGAGGCAGCTAATATAGGTTTCAAAAATTTGGTCAATAAAAATAGTTTAACAGCAAAGCAGTGTTTTATTGATTCAAGTGAGACCCCTCACGAAATTTTGTTTTACAAGATCGTTAAAAAAGATCGAAATGGTAATCAACTTCAAACATTTATATTACCATCACCGGCAGAAGAAAGCAAAACAAGAAGAAAATTGTTGAACTTTTTTGATGCACAAGTTAAGTATGATAAGCAATACGAGTACGAGATTAGCGCTTATCCTCTTGTATTAGCAAAGAAATATTATTACTCTCCGTTTTATGCAGACGATAAAAATGCTTTTAGATGGAAGACGTTCATGAACTTGATGAGAGATTTGAGAACGGAATTTTTTATAAACAGCCCCAAAATTAAACTAGCCGCAAATCTTGGAAAAGGTTTAGACACTTTTGAAAATCGTATTTTGACATACATTAGGCAATGGGAAAAAACAAATACCTCAAACTATAAAAGTTCAGGACAGAAACAAGCATTCAATCTCACTATCTTGGCAATACTTTTAGATTTCCAAAATCTTTTTAGAAATTTACAAAATGCACAGCTTGACTTTCAGAAGTATTTTACAGGATTTACTTCCGCCAGTGGTAGGCGCGGCTATTATGATCAGTTGTTTAAGCAAATTGACACGGTCGTTTATGATTTCTATATTAACTCTGGAGGGGGGACAACAAAAAGTATCTTTTCCAACCCACAGGCGCAGCAACAATTGGGCTTCCCAATTGCGGGCTATAGAGACGCTATGGTTAATTTTGTTCTTTTGTTTACAACCGGTCTTCTTATAACAGAGGGGCTCACAACTACATCTGATTTGCGAAAAGAAATCACAGCAACTACAAATGAATATTTCAATACCGCAATAAGAAACTTTGAAATAGCACAGGGAAGAAATTTATTCACAACGGATTTTGATAAGATAAAAATTAGTACATCTGATTATATTGTTCTTATGGAGGTGCCGCTATTCTCTATCGAAGGGAAAGTTTTGGAAAATCCTCCAATCTATCCGGAAGTTCATTTTTCCGGCGTGAAAGGCAAGAACAATCAAATCTTTATTAGTTTGAAAACGCAAACTACAAGAATGTATGAAAAGCCAATTCCTTTTAACGACATTGAAGAAGATTATTTTAATAATCTGATCAAAAGCAAGGGAACTGATCGGAACGGAAGGTTGCTTTTCAAAACAGACGATGAAAATAGAAAGTTTCAAATATTCCGATTGGAAGAGAGGCCAAAGTCGTACAAAGACTTTGATCAACAAATAAGAAGAGAGATCGACCTTCAAGGAAAATATGCCGGAGCAACCTATAGAGACCGCTTGCTGCCAAATAAAAAGTATTATTACACTTTTAGATCGATGGATGTCCACGACAACCTTTCAAACCCATCGCCGGTTTATGAAGTTGTTGTTAACGATCAGGCTGGGTTTATATTCCCAGAGTTCAAAGTAATTCAATTGGAAGATAAAGATTATTATCAATATACACAATCGTTCAGAAAATACTTGGAAATCAAACCAAGTTTTGAAAACACAATTATAGATACAGATATAACTGATAATTTTAAATCAGCATATGGATTGGGGCTTGGAGGTGTTGCGCCTTTGGGTTCAGGAGTGGATAACGCTTGGGGTAAAAAGTTTAAAGTTAGGATTACATCAAAATCGTCCGGCAAAAAAGTAGATATTAACTTTGATTTTACAAAAAAATATGTTGGAGATGTAGTTACCGCATCAGACGTGGCAGGCTATGGCGTTATAAGCGAAGAAGACAGGACAAATATGGCAACCCTACCAGAAAGCGAAAGACCAACACAAGAGTTAGGACAATCAACACCAATCCTAGAAGATAGTGACTTCTTTAAACGAAAAGAAGAATAAAAGACTATTTATTTTAAGTTTTATAAATTAGGAGACTAAAAATGGGTTTTATTGACAACAGTGGGGACATTATTTTAGATGCAGTCCTTACAGACCTAGGAAGAGACCTGCTTTCAAGAGCAGATGGAAGTTATAAGATTACGCATTTTGCTTTGGGCGATGACGAGATTGATTACAGCCTTTATGATGCTACTGCTAGCACTGGAACCGAGTCTACTTCTTTACGTCAGTTGCCTGTTTTTGAAGCATCTACTGAAAGCTCAATTGGCTTGAAGTATCGTTTGGTCTCAATGACAAACAACAATACTTTATTTATGCCAATTGTGAAGTTGAATGAGCTTCAAAGAAATACTCAAAAAGCATCTGGTGGGTATTTTGCGGTTTGTGTTGACAAAAACACAGAAGATTTAATCTTCACCAATAACACCACAGTTCAGGGTGTTCTCGCCGGTGCAAACCCGACTGAGCAAGACACTTTTGTTCTTTTGCACCAAGGTTTGGACACAGACCTTATCTCGCCAAAGCAATCTTTGAGTCCAGAGTTTTTTGAAACTGGATATGTTGCCGAACTGGACAACCGCTTTGGATCTGTGGTCTCAGTTGGGACTACTGCTGTTAATGCTCCTTTGACTTTCATTGACGACGACAACGTTGCATTTTATGATATGTCTTTGGAGTCTGATGGTGGGGAAACAGTTTTCGTTCAGCCAATCAGCAACGACACTGATTCAAAATTTATGACAATCTTGGGGCCAAGAGGAACTTTCCTGCAATTCAAGATTAAAGCTTCCGAACTTCTCACTACTTCCACTACAATCTTTACGGAGCTTGGCGGAACAATGAGTTCAACAACCTTTGGGGCATCCGGGTCAGACGATCTTTACTTTATTGATGCTATCATTCGAGTTCGAGCAAAAGTTACAGGATATCAATTGGATATTCCATTAAGATTTATCAAAGAAATTTAATTCAAAGGGATAAAAAATGGCTGGTACGACTAAAAAAATTACCAAAACTCAACCAATTACAACCAAACTAAGGGAATCCATCCCTATTACTGGCTCAATTGTGTCTGGGACATACGCAGAACCGAACGGCGCAGGAACAACCTCGAACATTAAAGAGTATACTCACGAGATGTTCCAATCTGTTTACGACTATCCTTATGCTTCCTCCTCGGCAAACCATCTTTTTGATTTGACTGCTGGGTATGGAACAAACTCCGACTTGGATGGTGTTACTGGGGAAGTGTCCGGCTCCAAGAAGAACAACATTTATAATGAAATGGCACAAGTTCTTGTTGGTTTTGACATTAACAATAACATTCATCGTTTCGACAAAGACGGCGACCTTACCGGTGGTGCAAAGTTTGATGAAGTCATCACAATCAACGTTGCTCGTCTTTTGGCAAAAGACGGAATTCAAAAAGGAACGTTTGAGTTGGAGCTTGGCGTTTCCGGATCAGATGCTGGATATAGTGCTCCGTTTGAACAAAGAATCAAGATCAAAGACCTTAACGGAACTTCTTCTTACAAAGTAAACTCCCCCAAGGGAGAGTATGGCATTCTTTATGCAAACAACTCCACAGGAACTCCTTTGGACGGCGTTGGTATTGATCCGACAGATAAAACTGCTCCTTGTGGTTTGATTTACTACCAAGCAGGTGTTGCAGTTCTTTCTGCTTCGATGTTTATGCCATCTGCCAATGGCGGGATTATGAGTGCGTCTACCAATAACCTGCTTTGGCTTTCTTCTTCGTCTAGACAAGAAGATATTCACGAGATTTTGACTTCGGGTTCGATCGAAGAGGTTGCAACTGGACTTCGCAGAAGAATGTACAATATGACATTCAACAACACTACGAACTTGGTTTCGACAATGTACTTTTGCGATATTGAGCCGGAAGATTTCAACTTCAGTGCTAACCCAACTTATCTGACCGGAAGCAAGATTAGAGTTAAAGGAAACGACCCACAATCTCCTCCCAAGGCATATATCACTACTGTCGGCCTTTACAATGGGGCGGATCAGCTTCTTGCAGTTGCAAAGCTTTCCAAGCCAATTGAAAACAACCCCGCACAAGCCTTGAAAATCAAAGTGCGCCTTGACTACTAAACTATTAAGGAGGTAAAAAGTGTCTTTGTATAAATTTAACAAGGGCGACACCCTGCTTAATACTTTGGTAGCGAGACCTTCCTATAATTTTTTCATTTATCAGAATGATCTCTACCTTAATGAACATGAGCCAATGTCTGGAACTTACTCGTCTAGCGTTACAAATGTTCCACCGGGCTATGTCAACCTTTACGAACTAAACGTCAACCGAGCTTCTGGCAATTTGATCTATCCTTTTGTTTATCCTAGGTATGATCAGACATTTGCTTTATCCACTTTGCCGACAGCTTCTCAGGTTCAGCAGATTACGGGCTCCATTACAGGGTCTTATCCACTTTCTTCGTCGATCAGTTTGTTTTATTTTGAAAGTGGCGACACTTCTGTAAAACACAAGCTGCGCTCTTTGAAGAATACAATCAATCATTATCGCCCGATGAGCCCTCATTTCAATTATTCAGGTCAGATCCCTGCTGGTTCGGCCTATAGAACAAGGAATTTGGACGAAGAAAACGTTAATTTGATCAATATTCCTGCAATTATTACTGGAAATAACATTAAAAAGGGCTCTGTTTCTTTAAAATATTATGTCTCTGGCACAATGGTTGCGGAATTGACAGATTATAAAAACGAAAGAGGCGAATTGGTTCAAGTTTCCGGAACAATCGCAGCAAATGATGGTAAAGTAGCAGGACTGGTTCTTTATAATGAAGGGTTTATCCTTCTCACAGGGGCTTGGGCCTTGGATGCCAGCCACCAAGAAGATTACACCGGCGATGGAAACGACAATCCCAAGTGGATTTACTACGGAAGTGCCTTATCAGAGACTTTTACAGGTATCTCAACGCCTTCTTCCAGCTATACTTTGGACTTTCAAGCAACAGAGAAGATTCCAAACTTAACTATGCTAGCTCACGCCAACAGAGGAGAATTGAATTACTCAAATAATCCAACTTTTATCTCTTCTAGCTCAACATTACCGACAATTACAACGGGCTCTCTTTATTACAAAGAAAATCCAGAAAGAGCAATCAAGAATATCGTGTCTTCTTCTTTTACACAGACCACCGGTTCGTTTGAAAAGATCACTTATATCACCAAAATTGGCATTTATGACGAATACAAGAACTTGATCGCAGTTGCTAACTTGGCAAATCCTGTTAGAAAAAGAGAAAAAGATTCATTCACATTTAAGTTAAAAATGGACTTATAATGTGGTATAATATATCTTTGGAGGTTTAAATGATATTAGGTTTGGATGTTAGCACAAGCATAACTGGAATTTGTGTACTTGACAAAGAAGAAAATATTGTGTACAATGCTGCTGTTGACACAAGAAAATACAAAAATATGTATGAAAAAGCAGAAAAAGTAAAAGAAAAACTTGAAGAATTAAAAAAAGAATATGATATTAATAACATTTATATTGAAAAGTCTTTACAATCTTTTAGATCAGGCTTCTCCTCTGCAAAAGTTCTTTCAACATTGTCTGCTTTCAATGGGATTGTATCTTGGTTCTGTTATGAGGTCTATGGAATGCCCCCAGAATACATTTCGGCTTCCTCCGCAAGAAAAGATTGCGGTATCAAAGTTCCAAAAGGCCAAAAGGCAAAGCCCTTTGTTCTAGGGGTTTTGGTGAAAGAAGGGTTAATCAATCCGGAATATACGAAAAAAGGAAATCCAAAACCTATTTATTACGATATGTCAGACGCAATTGTCATTGCAAAATCAGGATTTTTAAAAAGGAGAGCAAATAAATGAAAATCACCAAGAAGTTTCTAATGAAGATCATCAAGGAGGAGTTACTTAGGGAAGAAAGAGAAGTGCGGGATTATGATCAGAGTAACTTTGTAGATAGGAAGGGCCGACCCGATCAGAAAGCCTATAAGCAACATCTAGAAAAACTTAAGAAATATGACCATCACAGTTTAGCCAAGCAGGTCGGACGCAACAAGCAGTATTCGGTGGAACTCGCGCCGGAAGATGTCCCTCCTCTTCCTCCTGCGACAAGAGAAGATATCTTAAGTGGAGAGTTAAGAGAAGAAACAGGTTACTATACACAAGTTATTAAATTTAACCTTAAGAAGAAGTCCTCGTTCTTCTCAGATTCGACTAATGTTAGTGAAGGAACATGGAAAAGATATGTGTATTCTCCCGGTGGTGGCGCTATTATTTACGAAGACAGTGGGAATATGGAAGATTATCCTATGGGATGAGAAAATAAACCTCTTGACAACACCCCCCATCCTTGATATAATGTGTGTAACTTTTTCAAAGGAAGCCACACATGAAAGAACTATCCATCCTTAAAAACACATTAGATTATGCTTACTCCAAAGGGAGCGAGCATCTTTTCTATTGTCCTTTCTGCAAGCACCATAAGCCAAAAATGTCTGTGAACATCTCTAAGAACGTATTCAAATGTTGGGTTTGTGACACAAGTGGTAAAAACGTCTATTACCTTCTAAAAAGATTTGGATCATTTGATAACCAGCAAGAATGGCTTAAGATCACAAATCAGATCGATGTTCGTGATTTTGAACTGATGATCACTGGCTCAACGGTACAAGAGAAGATCAAGCAAAAGATCGATCTGCCAAAAGAGTACAAGCCGCTTTTCACAGGGTCAATTGACCTTTATTCTCAAAAGCCTTTGAATTATCTTAAATCAAGAGGCTTTTCACAAGAAAAGATCTTAGAATGGAAGGTTGGGTATTGCCCATCGGGAGAATACAAAGGAAGAATAATCATTCCTTCTTTTGATGATGAAGGGGATGTTAGTTATTTTGTTTCAAGAACATATGAAAAAGATTGGAAAAAGTACAAAAACCCAAAAGCATCAAAAGATATTGTTTTTAATGACCTTTTAATTGATTGGGAAAAGCCAATCATCTTGGTCGAGGGTGTTTTTGATGCAATTCACGAAAAGAATATGATCCCAATCTTAGGATCAACCCTTTCAGAAAGGTCAGACCTTTTTCAAAAGATTGTCGAAAAAGCCAAAAAGGTTTTTATTGCTTTAGATCCAGATGCTTACAAAAAAGAGCTTGACATTATTTCAAGCTTGATCAAATATGGAGTAGACGTTTGGAAAATAGAAGTCCCAGAAGGAAAAGATTTGAACGACATTTCAAAATATGAATATCAAAGGCTAAAAATGACAGCAGTTGAAGTTAGATTTGATACTTTATTTTCAATGATTAACATATAGGAGACACAAATGATTGAATTTTTGAAACAACAAGGTGTTTATGAGTTGGTTTGGTTTTTAGGCGGTATTATGGCCTATATGTTCTTACAGTTTGTCATAGGTGTCACGCAAGCATATAAAATTATGAAATCTGCAATGTATTTATCTCTTTCTTTTCTTTTGCAAGTTTATGTCGATTCTAGAAGGGAAATCCAAGAGCAGAAAGAAAGCTTCAAAAGAATGAATCCAGACTATACAGACTATAGTCTGGAAAAAGAATTTCACAAAAGGGAGAAAGATGTTGATCTTTGGCGAGATGAGGCATTTAAAGAGTTGTACAACCTGTCGCCGGCAATATTCAACGTTGTCAGAAGTGAAATCGACGAAACAATAGAAAAAGTGAAAACTAAAAAATGAGCCCTATTTATTGTTATATAAAAGGAGCCAAACCAATGAAGAAAAAAGTAGACTACAAAATGCTCGTAGAAAACTGGAGAAAGTATACTAACACCTTGTCTGAAGAAGTTGTTCAAATGCCACAAAGGAACAACAAAGAAAAGGAACTTGAGGCTGCAATTGGCAAATTTGCAGAGTTTATAACAGAGATCAGAGATGAGTTTAAAACAAACTCAGAAAATTTGATTAAACAAGCTCCTAAAGGCGCGGAGCTTCTAGTTAAACGATTTGAAAAATCCGCAGCGGACGTTCTTGCAAGCATCGACGATGAAATTGGGGCCTTTGAAGTGGTTCGGCAAAAAGTGGCCGGACAAGAGCAGGTAGCAATGCAAAAGGTTGCAGAAGCGATCGACAAAGAGAACCCCTCAGAAGAAGAAATAGCGAAGGCTGTAAAGTTGATGGCTGATGTTTTGAAGATTGGCGGCGAAGATGCTGTAAAGAATATTGAACTAGTTGCTGATGCGCATCGGGAAGGCAAAAAGCTGACAACGGCTGGAAAGTATCTCTCCAAAGCTTTAAATAATTTTAAGACTATTAATGTTGTTAATAAAATAAAAAGCTGGGCGATTGTCACCCCTGCTGGGCTTTTGATCTTTGAATTTGGTAAAATGATCATCAACACGCGCAACTGGTTTAAAGAATTGTATATGAACTGGGGCAACGCTGTTAAGGCGGCTGTAATGAAATTTAAAGGAATTAGCCAAGCTGAAATTGATGAAGAAAGGCAGAGGTTGACGGTAGAATACGCACAGCAACTTTATGACATGATTAACAAGAAGGGAAATGCAGCTATAAAAAAGATGAATAATATAAATCTTGAAGATGGCTTTCTAGACAACCTCGCAGGAAAATGGGGCGAAATACTTGCCCGGCTAGTAAAAGATCAGCCCAAATTCCAGAAAAAAATGGCAGATGCAGCCGAGGAAGGGGTAACAGCACTGCAAGATCTTATATCTAAGACACCAGAACTTAATAATCTTCTAGATAATGTAGCTGCTTTGAATATGGAGCCATCGGCAAAACCCCCGCAGGGGGCGTTAGAGTACATCACAACAACTTTTGACGCAGCATGTGCAGCTTTTTTGAAATTGGGAATGTCTACAAAGATCGGGATTGCTTGCTTCATT